GCTTGGGCGCGATCGCTAAAAAGTCATCCGAGCAGGAGATGACCTGGGCGGCGCAATTTGCTGCTGATGCAGGCAGCTGGACAGCGATGGAGCAAGTCACCGTGGCATGTATGGCGCTGGGCGCCTTGGGGATTGTAGTTCGCATCTATGTCGACGTGCTGTCGGCGGTACGGGCGAGGCGGGGATCATGAACTGGAGGAAGGTGGGCGAGGTGGCCGGTAAAGCGCTACCGCTGGTCGGCACCCTACTGGCAGGCCCTGCGGGCGGCACGGTCGGTGCAATGGTGGCGCAGGCCATCGGAGTGCAGAACGACCCGGATGCCGTTATGGGCGCACTGGCCGATCCGGCGAAACAGGCCGAACTGCGGCGCTGGGCGATGACGCACCAGGAAAACCTTGAACGGCTGGCGCTAGAGACTCTGCAGGCGGAACTGAGCGACAAAGCCAACGCCCGCACCGCGCACCGGCACAGCCCCATGCCGGCGATTGTCACCACCGCCCTGACCGCCATCGTCGCCGGCCTGTTGTATCTGCTGTTCCGTATCGAGTTGCCGGACGCCAATCAAGAAGTGGCCTATCTGCTGTTCGGCCAAGCCTCGGCACTGTGGGCAGCCAGCGTCACATACTGGGTGGGCACTACGCGCAGCAGCGCCGACAAAACCCGCATGATGGGCCGGCCATGATTGAGTATGCGATAGCGCTGCTCGTCGGCCTGATCATCGGGGCGCTGGTCGGCCTGGCGTTCAGGACGTGCCGCGAGAGCGACATGCACAGGGAGGTGGTGCGGCAGGATCAGATCATCGAATCACTACTGAACGAGATCAGCCGGCTGGCACGCAGGCCGATCAACCTTGGCGGGGTTCCCGCTAAACGAAACCAGGCGTTTAAATGCCCGGAGGTAGAAAATTGAATGATCGACTGTATGCGCTGCCGTTACAGATGGCGACGGCGGCGGTGGTGGGTGGCATCCTGCTGAGTGGAGTATGGGCATACTGGTGGATGAAACCCACATCGACGCCAAAACAGACCGCAAAGCTGTACCAATTCCCCACTTCTGCATAAATTGGTACCGGTAATCACGGGTTTATACCAACTGAAATGGGATGAATCCCCACTTTGACAGAAACGGGCAGTAATCATGGCGAGAGCGGCGCGCAATAAGGACACAGGAACGACCGACAAGGAAGAAGCATTTTGTCAGCACATCGTCGGCAACATCGACTGCGGCGACGCTGATGCGTATCGTGCCGCCTACAACTGCGCGCGGATGAAGGACAAGACGGTCAGTGACCGGGCCTGCGAACTGAAGCGGATGCCGCACATACAGGCTCGACTGTCGCTGCTGCGCGCCGAGCGTTCAGAGCGCACCAATATCGATGCCGACTATGTTCTCAGGCGCTTGGCTGAGGTTGATCAGATGGACGTGATCGACATCATGGACGAAAGCGGCGCCTTCCTGCCGGTACGTCAGTGGCCCAAGATCTGGCGCCAGTTCATTTCCGGCATGGACGTAACAGAGCTCATGCAGGGCTCGGGCGATGACCGGGCGGTGGCGGGCGTACTAAAGAAGATCAAGTGGCCGGACAAGGTGAAAAACCTGGAACTGATCGGCAAGCACGTTGATGTTCAGGCCTGGAAGGAACGTCATGAGGTGACTGGCAAGAACGGCGGGCCGATCGACGTGCGCCAGTTGACGTCGGAAATGGACCCGGTTGAGGCATCGCGCCTGTATCGAGAGTTCATTAATCCCACTATTGGCGGAAAATAGGCAGATAATTGGTTATGATTTCCCACACTTGGCAATGTAGGTGCCGGTAATCACGGGTTTATACCAACTGAAATGGGACAGAGCCCAACAATGGACTATTTGAACCCCAATTACAGCGCCATCTTCGCGCAGCGGGCCGAGCGCCTGCAGCGGATGCGTGAAGATCCGCGCCTGTTGGCGGCGGCCAAAGTCCATTACCGGCGCCACCCCTGGGATTTCATAACCGATTTCGGCATGACGTTCGACCCACGCAAAGTGCTGGACGGCGGCCTTTCGAATATTCCGTTCATCTGCTGGCCGCGCCAAGTCGAGTACCTGAAGTGGTTGGAGAGTCGCTATCTTCATGGCGAGCGCGGGCTGGTGGAGAAGTCCCGCGACTGCGGCGTTACATGGTTGAGCGTGGGCTGGGCGGTGGCGCACTGGTGTTTCGATGACGGCTTTGCTGTAGGCTTCGGTTCACGCAAGGAAAACCTGGTGGATAAGCTGGGGGACCCTGACTGCATCTTCGAAAAGCTGCGGCACTTTGTGGCCCAAGTGCCTGCCGAGTTCCTGCCGCCAGATTTCAGCCTGAAAGAACACGCCACTTTCATGCGCCTGTTGAGCCCGTCGACCGGGTCATCAATTACCGGTGAGGCGGGGGACAACATAGGCCGCGGAGGGCGCAAGTCCGTATATTTCGTTGATGAAGCGGCATTTTGTGAGCGCCAGGAGCTGATCGACGCAGCACTGTCCCAGACAACCAACTGCCAGATCGACATATCCACTTTCAACGGCAACGGCAATGCGTTCTACCGCAAGCAGCAGCGGTTCCAGAACACCGACCGACATTTTGTGTTCGACTGGCGCAGCGATCCGAGGAAGGACGATGCCTGGTACCGCAAGCAGAAGGAAGAACAGTCCGAGGAAACGGTCGCGCAGGAAATCGACCGAGACCCTAATGCCTCGAATACCGACGCGTTTATCCCTGCCAAGTGGATCGTCTCAGCGATCGATGCCCACAAAAAGCTCGGATTCGATGCGTCAGGTATCAGGACCACCGGCTTTGACCCGGCCGACACCGGCGACAACAAGGGTTTGGTGAACCGGCACGGCTCCATCATTTTTGACGCCGAGGAACTGACGCACGGCGATATCACTACTGCGCTGCCATGGGCCTTTGCGCACGCGGACGAACACAGAGCAGATATCCTGCTGTATGACGGTGACGGCATGGGCGCGCCGGTGATGAAAGTTAAGCTGGACGGTATGGCGGCCGAGCGATTCCGGATACAGCCGTATCATGGCTCTGGTGAGGTGCGAGACAAGAAAAAGCGCGTCAACCCAAAGGACAGAACGTCAAAAACCAACGAAGACACATACGCCAATTTCCGATCGCAGTCGGCGACCTGGCTGCGCGATCGCTTCGAGGCGACCTATCACGCCATCCAGCGCCATGATCAGGGCCTGATGATCAACGCGGATCCCGATGACCTGATCAGCATATCCTCCGATTGCAAGCATCTGATGCAGTTGCAGGCCGAGCTGTCACGCCCGCGGCGCATCTGGACCAAGAACGGCAAGATCCAGGTCGAGAGCAAGAAGGAAATGAAATCACGCGGCGTAGCCTCGCCCGGGTTGTTTGATGCAGCGGTGATCGCGTTCAGCGAGCACAAATCCAAAGACGAAACTCCCAACCTAACCTTCCGGGTGCGCCGCCCCCGGGACAGAACAATAGGATACTGAGATGGCCACGATAGATCCGACAGTCACGAATGATGGCGACGGAAGCATCAGAAAATTTGATTACGAGGCGCTGACGACTACAAATGATGTCGGTGCGGCAATCCCGCTTGATCAGTACGTCGACTGCTCCGTTCAGGTGATTGGGACGTTTGGGTCTGGCGGAACGGTTGCGTGGGAGGGTAGCAACGACGGCGGCACTACCTGGGCGACCCTGAACGACGTTAACGGCAGCGCTCTGAGCATCCAGGCAGCGGCTATTGACCACTGCCAGGTACCGGCGCGGCTTGTACGCCCGCATGTCACCGCCGGCGACGGAGCGACAGATCTTGATGTCCATGTGGTGTGCCGCCGCCCCAACAATATGAGGCAATAACCGATGCAGATCAGCGACCTGCTGAACCTGGGGGAAGATGGCCTCATAGAGATCATGGAGTCACTTGACGACGATGCGCTTGAGGAATTCAAGGCTGCGCTAATGTCGGCCAAGGCTGAGCGCCAGATGCGCGTCGAGGCACTGGGGAGTACCTTGGCGCAGCGCCGTGCCGAGGCCATTTCTGCGCGTGCCAACAGTGGCATCGAGGACGAATGGCTAGAGGATGAAGAATTCTACGAGGGTATCGACGACGCCAACCGCGGCGAGATGTCTGCCTGGTCGAGCAAGCCCCCGGGGCGCGAGGCGATCGACACCGACGATACCTCGTCGACTATATTCCTGAACATCACTGCGCCCTACTGCGACGCAGCCGGGGCCAGCCTGGCAGACATGCTGCTGCCCACTGATGACAGTGCATGGCATATCACCAACACGCCGGTGCCGGAGCTGCTGCCGTTCGTCAAAGGTGACCTGTCGGAGCAGGTGCGACAGGGCATTGAATCCGAGGCGCAGGGCCAGCCGGATCCCGAGGCATACGCTCAGCAGATGGCGCAGCAGATCGCTACCGAGGCGCAGGCGATCCTCACCAAAGCCAAGGACAAGGCCGAGGCGGCGCAGAAGCGCATTGAGGACTGGCATGTCGAGAGTCAGTACCACGCCGAGGTCAGAAGGGTCGTCGAGGATTGCGCGAAGATCGGCTCCGGGGTGCTCAAGGGGCCGGTACCGGTGAGGCGTAAGCAAGTTGCGTATCAGGACGGCGCACTGGTGATACAGGAGGAAATTAAGCCAGCATCCAAACGAATCGACTACTGGAACCTGTTCCCCGACGGCGGTTGCGGCGATAACCTGCATAACGGCTCCTACATATTCGAGCGTGACGACATCACATCGAAGCAGTTGCGCGACCTGATCGGCGTGCCTGGCTACCTCGAAGAACAGATCCGCGCGGCGCTGGACGAGGGGCCTACACAGGCGGAAAAGGAATTCCGCGACATCGACGACATGAAGCGTCGCGACACCGCGAACCTGTACGAGATCTGGTATTTTCACGGCGAGATCCCGAAAGAGGACATGGAGGCGGCTGGCTGCGAGTGTGAGCGCGATGCGATGCCGGCACAGATCACCATGGTCAACAATCGGGTGATCAAGGCGACGCTGAACCCGCTGGATACCGGCGACTTCCCTTACGACATTATGGTTTGGAAGAAGCGCAAAGGCGTCCCCTGGGGGACCGGTGTCGCCCGGGCTATTCGCACCCCGCAGCGGATGATCAACGGTGCCGGACGCAAC